TGTTTGTGACAGCAGTAATTGCGTTATCGTCAGGACTTACACCAACGGCAGAAAAATCAACTGAAGTTGGTATTGCTCTCAAAGGAACTGGTGTGCCTAATCTAACCAAAACATTTGAAGTGCTTGTGGCAGTACCCAAAGGCGTTAAATAACCGTAATTAGATGATGCTGCTGTACCTAATGAACGATAGTAGTACCTTTGGCAAGCAGCCAATTCTCCTTGAATAGTTCCTGTTGCTGTTTGGAAGGCTGTAGCCGTTGAGCCTGCCTCTAGTTGAACACCCCAAATGTCTATGGTCTGAACTGTGTTAGCAGCAAAGCCAAAGAACAACTGCAAGAAGGATGAAGTGCCTACTGTTTTACCGCTAATAGATGGAACAGACACAGTAAATGTATAACGCGCCCAAGAAGTTGTAAGGTTTGTGCTAGTAAATCCTGAAGTAATGTTTACTGTTGCACTACCGCCTGAACCAAAGTTTTGTTGAAGGTTAGGCAAAATAGTTCTAGTCGCATCTGCTTTAGCCCAAAATGAAAGAGTTGCAGTCTGTCCTGCAAATGTGCGTACATCTTCAATTCTTTGATTAAATCCAATATAAGTTCCACCTGAACCAGCAACAGATTGATTAAAGCGAATAAAATACTCACCTTCATATCCCGCAACTGGCGCTGTGCCTGGCGTAAAGGTTTGACGGCTTACTGTTCTTGTAGAACCTGAACCATCAAATACAATGTTAAATCGGTCTGCTAAATACGCCTCATTTGCAGGATTAGAAAACGATGAGCCGCGTTGCCAGATTTCAAAATCGGAGTTCAGAATTTTGTTCTTGCCTGCAGCGTATTGTGCGCTAGTAAGCAGATTAAGTGTGCCATTAGTATCGTTAATGTCCGAAGCGGAGAACACATCTCCGTTCGCGTAAGTAGTTTTTGCTGGGAATCCGACAGCCATTAGCACACCTCTTTCATAGGGTCAATTCTAGTACATAACATCGAGTAAAGGCTCTTGTGTGGTCAAAACTGTCACCCAAGTATTTGGAGTAATGTCATGGGCAATTCCCTGGCATTGCAAGGTCTTAACAATAGTCGAACCGCCTTGCCCATCATTGGTGATTTGCATGGTGTCAAAATAGTCTAAGTCAAGGGCTGCTGTTACTCCTGCGCCATATCCCAAAGTAACCAGGTCCAAAGTAATCGAGTCAATACGGATTGTTGTTTCTTTACGACTGGTTACATAAGCGGTAGCCAAAGCCAAGGCGTTGGCATCTGTCTGCATTAACATATCAGGAGCGGTAATAGCATGCGTAAAGTAAGCGGCAATAGATGTCGCATCTGAGTAAGTCTGTGCCGTGCCACCAATTCTAGTGACTGTCGCAGAGTTCACGATAGTCTTATCATCAAAGGCAAATTGGATACCAGCGTAGTTAATATCTGTTGAGCCTGTTGCATTAGAGAACTTAGTCGGACTTGCTGATTGAGCATCCACCACATATTGACGATTCTTAAATTCTGCGTTTCCTGCTTTGTCAATATAAAAAGCACCTTGCTCGGTGAACTCAACTGTTTGAATAGCCTGGAGAACCGAGCGAGTCCCACCTGGGTCAACCTGACAGGTTGTATTACCAGTTTGAATTGAGCGCTGAGAGTTAGGCCATGAAACCATATCTAGAATCTTGTTAATGCGTGTGCCTGTATCTTGGCCAGCAGTAGCGCCTGTGACTGTTGTTACGTTTGAATTAAAGAATAATCTAAACGCATCGTAACAAACAAAATCAACAAATCCCGTTTCTTGGGAAGTTGGATATGTGTATTTGTATTCAGTAATATAACCTGAAAACATCGAATACAAAGTACCGTTATAGTTTGCTTGAATTTGAATCTTGCGTAAAGGTTGCACATCAGGATAATAGATGCTTGACGTGTTCTGTGGATTCCAATTACCTGTTGGGTCGTTGACGCGCACAACTGCTGTTGCTGAAATGTATTTATCTTGTAAGAGATTACGTTCGCGTCTAGTATTAATTTTAAGAACAGAGGCAGATACATCAACAATGTTTGGAACAACTGTACCAAGTTCAGCAAAGCCCAATCGACCTGTGCCAAGAACCATCACAGTACCAAATGATGCTCCCTGAGTAAGGTTGATTTTAACAATAGGCGTTGCAGGTAATGCCATTAGTACACCGTGCTGTAATTGATTGGAGTGCCAGCAGCCTGATTGTTGTAGATACCCTGAGTAATGGCTGTGACGATATCGCGTTCTGTGCTGATTGAACCAGCAACATTGACTGTTACATAAGTTGGTTGGCCTGAATTGTAAGAGGAATTACGGTCATTGAAGCCGCTCAAATCATCTATTGAAAAACCAGGTGGCAATTGGTTTTGATTTGCGGAAAGTTTAGGAAAACCCAAAACCTGCGGGCTTGATGGATTTATGCCAAGCGCTTTATTCAAAGCATCTACAGAAGGCGCTACTTTGTCCAGCATACCTCGAATAATAGTTCTTTGCTCGTCAAGTGTATAAGTTTTAGGAGTAGTAATTCCAATTAATTTCAACGTAGCCAACATTTGTTCCAAGGTTGATAACCATTCTAAAAATGGGTTAGGAACATCGCCTAGGCTAATCATGTCACCGCGAAGTTGACCCAAGAGTTTTGCATCCTGGCTAATCGCTCCTGCTAGTTTTACCGCAGCATTGATGTTGCCATCATTAATTGCTTCTTCAAGTTCAAGGATTTCCTGCTTTAAACGGATGCGAACTTTATCTTCTTCAGTCTGCTTACTTAATGCAGCAGCCGCTAATTGGATGCGGTCCATGTCAAACATCTGTTGTGCTTTATTAAGGAAAGCAGAGAGTTTATCTAGGGCTGCTTTCTTTGCTTTCTCCGCAGCAAGTTTCTTGGCAGTATCTAAGCGTTTTCTTTCAATAGCCTGTAACTCTCTAGCACGCTTTATTGAAGCCTCTTCTGCTTTTCTTTGTGCAGCAAAGTAAGCATCGCCACCTGGAAATTTACCTGAAATAGCACCAGGCGCGCCCATCTTTTGAGCGCCTAACTTTCTACCTTCTGCTCTCAATTTATCTAGTACGCCGCCTGGTCCAATGTATCCACCAATGACAGGTATCAAGCCAGTTAAATCAAAACCGTTTGGAGAAAATCCAGTTTTCAACTTCTCAATAAGAGATGCAGCACCAAGAGTTGCTTCGGCTGTTGCTTTAGCAAAATCCTGCATTGCAGTTGTTGCGCTAGGTAATCCATTTGCACCTGCAAGCAAAATAAAACTATCAACTAAACCTTTGCCAATTACCTCTTTTGCTTGTTCTGCATTTTCTTTAAGTATTAATAATTGACCTGAATAAGTAGCAGCAGCCTCTGTTGCAGCGCCCGCGAGGCGTGTATCTAATAATTTTTGTAAATCTTCAAAAGACTTTAATTGCAATTCGGCTTTTGTAAGTCCTGTATTGTATTGGTTAAGAGCCTTGCGGTTGCCAAGATATGCTTGACTTAAACCTTTAGCCGCTTCAGAAAGACTTATGTTATTGGCTGCTGCAACATTCATTGCAGTATTCATCAGTTCCTGTGACTTGGTGACTGAACCTGTTGCGCTAAGAAGGGCCTGCATTGCAGGAACTCCCTCATCACCAGTTATGCCATAAAGTTTGCCAAGGTTATCTATATATGCTGTAACTCTTGATGTATCAAAAGCCAAGCCCAAGTTCTTCATTGTGTTGGCGAGAACAGCACCTTCGCGTTCTGCATCAGCAAATGCGCGCACTGATGCCTTGCCAAAATTAACAACGGCAGCAGCAGAAAAAGCAACACCTAATGTTCTTGCAAGATTTTTAACTGTGCGCTGAAGTTTCTCAGTAGCAGTTTCAGCCTTCTTAAATGCCTTAGAACCTGTAAACTCCGAGGCAATTTGAATGGCTATTTTGGAAGCGTCCATATTATGCTGCTCTCTTTAAATCTACAATCGAAGTACGTTTATTAAACTTGGCAGTAATATTCTCAACAGCCTTAAAATAAGCAGTGAGAACTTTGCCGTTTGTTTCATCCCAGGCGCGATAGATTAAACGACCACGCTTGTCACCAATACCTGTTGTTTTCTTGATTCCGTAGATTGGGCCAAGATTCTTAATAAACTGTTCGCCTGCGCGAGGATTGACAGAATGTGAATAACGTTTCTGTGTAATGTTCTTGCCTGGACCAACCCAAGGCTGACCGCCTGGATTCTTGCGTCCTGCTGTTTCAATAATTGCACCTAGCGCTGATTTGTTTTCAATCGCTGCTAAGGATGTAAAACCGCGATTGTTTGCACGGCTTGGACTTGTTTTGTAACTGATTCCCTTGCGAATAAGATTCGAGTCATACATAGGGAATTTGGCTTCAGAAAATGAACGACGTTGCCATCCGCTCATAATCTCTGAATCGCTAGGCACAAAACCGCGAGCGCGTTTCACAACGGGCTTTAATGCGGCGGCCACTTCTTTGCGAAGTTCAGTTGCTAAATCAGGTGCGTATTGTTTTAACGCCTTACGAAGAGCGAGAGCGCCCACGACTTCTGTTGGCATCTCTCATCTCCTTTGCTTCGTCTTTAAGAACTCTTATCAAATTCTTAAACATCTCTTCGTCTAGTTCAATCAAATTTTGTGGCGGAATTCCTAGCCTTACGCTTAATTTAGCAATAAGGTAGGTGACGGAATCCCGCCCTAGTTCGGGGAATCGTCATCGAGAACTTCAACGTCAATCAAAGTTTCAATGAACTTTTCCCCAAACATCGGTACGGTTTCACCTGACCTGCGAATACACTCCCAGGCAAGCCAATAGATATCGCTTTGCTTTTGGTCCTCAATAAACGCCTTATGGAATCCCTTTTTGGCGTAAATCTCAAAACCATACTGCACTAATGGAGTGATTGAGTATTCCCCAACCTGTCCATCTGCCCTTGTTACTTTTAACTTTGCCATTGTTGCCCCTTAGTTTATTTTTAGAATGTACCTGTTGTTGTTACTGCAACTGTTGAGTTACAGTTCCAAGTTACTGATTGTGAACCAATATCGCCAACAGCACCATTAATATCCTGAGTTCCGTTTACTAAAACGCTCATTGTATATAGTGGGTTTGTTGCTGATACTGCTGAACCCTTGTCCTGAAGTAGCACAACAGTAACAGTTGTACCCCATGCTGCCTGCAATGTTGCAAGAACATTTGCTGCTGCTGTGTCGTTTAGAAAGTCAATTGTTACAGAAGATGATTCTAGGCCCTTGACGGCCTTTCTGCTGCCATCTCCCATGGCCGTTACATCCAGTTCATCGAACTGACGATTAAGTGTTACTGATGTTACATGGTCAGAAAGGTCAACAGAATTAACCTTAACGCCGACCTTGTTGTTTAGAAATACAGCCATTTGGTTATTCCTCTTCCTTCTTGATAGATGCTGGCTTTGGTGCTGCTGGTGTTACCTGCCCGATTTTCTTCAGGAAGGCCTCGTTCTCTTTTTCCCATTCGGACATATTAACTCCAGGTGGTTAGTACGGACAGTGACATCTCGCAAGTCAAAAGTGAACCTGAGTCCACGTTTAAAACGCTTGGTTGGCTAACTGCTCCAACATTATACGTCAAAGATGACGCTGCGAGTTTATTGAACACGCCAACAAGGGCTGTTTCAATTCCATTGAGATTTCCCTCGTTATCGAGGAGCGGCACAGTAATCACAATTTTGAAGTTCGCAGTTGGTGCGATTGTGTTGTGCTGATTGTTATTAGGCGTTAAGTAAGGGTCATCAGGTGCGACGATAATACTGTTGGCTAAAACGGTTGCAGGTGGAAACGCAAAAACCTGCCAAAGTGAATTATCAACTAACGCTGTTGCGATTGTTGTGCGAAGGGTTGTTAATGCTGTTGGCATTACCCCACCATTGAGTTAGGGCTGATTGCATGAGCAAGCAAACCTCGTACGCGTGCAAGCAAAGTATTTCCCATGCGGTAAGGCGATGGTGCAAAGTCAGGCGATACTCCACCTGAATTGCTGGCTTGGCGGGCTTGCCAAATGTCAACTGAAATCATAAGCGCTGCTTCTTGAACTGCTGCATCAAGTGTGTAATCAACATAAGTGTCTGCTGCAACTTGACCAAGAGGCTCAACTGGATGGTAAGGAGCAGGTGTGTTGTTATTGCCTGAAATGTTGTAAGTGATGTTGTAATCGCCAACACCTGTAATTGTCTTTGAACCGTTGTGCTTTGAGCCGTTGCCTGATATAACAACTGTTTGGCCGACATAAAAGACTTTTTCAACTAGCGTGTCGAAATAAAGAGTTCCTGTTGTTGCTGTGTTGCTATGTGCAATGTTAAATGTGTAATTGTTCCAAAGCATAGGAAGGATTACGGCGTCGGCTGCATCGCATGTCTGTTGAAGCGTGGCGTCATTGTAAAGAGAACCAACACCAAGTGCTGAACGAAGTTCTGCAACTGTGCAAAGTGACATTTCAAATCCTTTCTAAAGACTGGAGGCGAGGCAAGGGCTGCGCCTCGCCTCCAGTGACTTAGTAACCTATTAGGATAGGTTGAAGCGACGAACGCCTTTACCTGACTTAGCAACATAGAGTGCTAGGTATCCGTAAAGGTTGATTTCGATTTCGCCTGAAGTAAGAACGTTCACGCGAAGTTGTGTTGTTGGAGATTCCCACGCATAAACTGAACGTGGTGCAACTAGGAACGCTGAGTCATCAACGATTCCTGATGCTGTGATGTTGTGGTCAACAATAAGGTCTGTACCAAGTACGCCACCAACAACAGAAGTTGCCACTGCGTTACCTGACGCATTGTATGTTGCGCCTTGTGCTGAATAAAGTGCGCGACCTGTTGTGTCAGCATATCCTGCAATTGCTGCCCATTGGTCTGTTGAAGCAACAAGTTTGTTAGCGAAATCGCCACCTGTTCCCTTGTATGCTGCTGCACCTTCAACTGAAATGAATGATTGAAGTCCTGCTGCTGTTGCTGCAACACCTGTTGCTGCTGTTCCGTTAGCAGTAAATGCTGCAATAAGTGCTGCATCTGTTGCCTTCTCGTATGCCTTGCGAAGTTCTGCCATCATAAGTTCCATGAACGCAGGAGATGACCTGTCCACCAACTCAAAACTTACACGTTGCAAGCCTGAGAATTTTTCGACATTTACTGTGTCATAACTAGAGGTCATTCCTGTTTCAGATGGTGCTGAACCTTCGTTTGTGTCTGCAACTGTTGGTGCAACGTTTGGTGTACCTGCATTTACATAAAGGCGTGGAACAGTGAATGACATTCCTGATTCAACAAGTGCTGAACGAGTTACTGCTTCAAATGCTGGACGACCAGTAAATGTATCTGTTAGGAAAGTTTGTAGATGTCCAGGGAGCGTCAAACCAGTGTTGGTTGAAGTGCTGTCATCTGCTGCTTTGATTGTACGACGTGCATCGTCATCACCAAGTGCTGCTTTGATATTTGCTTCCAAGTATTGTGCTGATGTAATTGGTGCAACACGCTCGCGTACGTTTGTAACGCTAACTGTTGGACGTGAGGCCTCTACCGCAGGGGTTTCGACCTCAGGAGTTGTTGCCTCTGCTGGAGTAATCTCCACGACGGCCTCGCTTTCTGTTGGTTGGGTTT